GTGGCGACACAGCTTGAAATTCCTGCAGTAGCGACTTTCAAAGTAAAACCCAAACGCCATTATGAGTCTGTTACTGATGTAATGGGAAACGCTACCATCTGGCGTCATACGCTCAAGTATTTCTTTGATCGATTGAGAGGACTTATTCGTAAATGTCCTCTTCTTACCAACGAGACACGTGATCGTCTTCTGAAGTGTGCGGATGATTGTCAGGAAGTTGAAATGAAGCGCGTTGCTTAGCTCTCCGCTCCTGGGAGTAATACGTCATCCCCCACCGCACCTTGATGAAGATTCAGTGGCTGAAAAACAACCGGCAATTTTGCTGTATACGGGTGACTGGAAGAAGGACACGGCATTAGCGAAATGTTCGCTTGCCACTCGCGGAGCCTGGATAGAAATGCTCTTCGCCATGCACGACAACGGACGCACCGGAACACTTACCGGAACACTGCGCGAACTGGCTCAAATATGCCGCTGTTCAGAGGACGAAGTTTTAAAAACTTTGAAGGAACTTAAGAGGTCACTTTCTGCACATGTAACGTTTGGTCGCAAGAATGTAACGGTGACCAACCGCCGAATGCAGCGCGAGCATAAGTTACGACAAGGCAGTAAGTTACGAGTGAGAAGGCATCGCGAAGAACACCGAAAAGAGGAGATGTTACGCGATTGTAACGCTCCTTCTTCATCTTCATCTTCATCTTCAATACAAAAAGAAGAGTTACTTTTAGGGAATACCAGTGACGAAAACAAGATCAATCGCGTGGTTGAACGCATTATCGCAAATCGTGACCTCAACGCGGCGAAGGGCGGGGGCTCGTGAGCTGAACGAGGGCGAACTTCAGGGCGAAGTTCAGGAGTGGGCCGCAGTCTGCGGGTCGATTCCTGAAGCTGACCTCGAGCCGGCGTACTTTCGCGCTCTCAGAGAACGCACAGTCAGGGCAGCAATGCAGCCAGGCGAACTCTTTCAGGTGTGGCAACGAATGCGCGAAGCGAACACTCACAGCTTTCGGCCGTCAAAGCCGATTCCTGAAGGCGCATGCCGCTACTGCGAGAATACCGGATGGCAGACGCTGTTAATTCCAGGCGAATCGGGCGCACTCAACTCACATGCTCGTGCCTGCGCTTGTAGCTGCGCACCACTTTCGATGCGTTCTGAATTTCCTTTTCGTGAACCGCACTGGCTGCGCGACGTGTACGGACGATGGACGAAAGCAAACTGACTATCGCGGAACTCATCGAACTCATCGATGGAATCCTTGTGCACGCGACTCATACGTGCGATGTTTTGCGCGCACGTGAGTTGCTTGCAATCCTCAAACGAAAACTGGAAGGAGAATCGAAATGTTTGCTTCTGCTAGCGCGTTTGTAGATCGCCGAAAGGAGACGCAATGATCACTGCAATCTTTCCGATCCTGATGGCACTCGTTGGTGGTGCTGTCTACGTCTTCGCAGGCAACACGTACTTGAAAGAAATTGGTCGGCTCGTACTGGCTGCCGCGCTTTTCGCGCTCGCATTTAACCTGGCTGGCAAAACTTTCGCGCTGTGAACAGGCAATCAACGCAACCGGAAATCAAACGATGCGCACATTGCGGAAAGCTAGCCCACGTAATCCAGATTGCGCAGGAAGGTGCGCCAAATTCATTTTTCATTCATTGCAGGAATCTGGATTGCGGTATGCGCACAAAGGACTTTCGTTCACGCAGTGAAGTTTTGCGAGTTTGGAACCGCCGCTCACCAACGCTATGAATAAACTTTGCGAACCGAACCTGCCTGGACGGAACAGGAACTGCCACGCGGCAGACTCGCGCTGTGTGGAAGATCCGCGAGCGGTTCGCAAACCTGTTGCTGAACCAATCGAAACGCCGAGAGGCACCGCCATTCAGACGCGATGGTTGAATCGGCATTTCAGGTCAAGACTCGAAGCGCGCTGGGCGGTGTTTTTTCAAAACCTGCAAGTACACTGGCAATACGAACCGGAAGGTTTTGTGCTTGCCGGCAAACCATACCTGCCGGATTTTTTTATTCCTGACTGGATTGCATACTTCGAAATCAAACCGTGGCTCGAAGTCGGAAGGTACGTTTCGCTTTGCCAACAAGCGCGTGATCTCGAACGCGCGAGTCCGTATCCGAACGCACGCGCCTATGTGATTTTTGGCGAACCGGATATCATCCAGGCGATGACGATGATCTACGATTCAACCGGTCAGTGCATTGCTCGCTATCTCGATGAGGAAGGCGTAACGAACTTGTGTCCAGTCGAAGGACGTGCGTTTGATGCATATCGCATCGCGATGGAAGAGCGGTTTGAGAGGCGTTAATGGCGAAAGGCAGACGAGGCAGAGATGGGCATCCGCCAGAAGTCAAAGCCGCTGTCATGTCTGCTTTGATGGCTGGACAGGGCGTCACTGAAACTGCACGGCAGTACAATCTCTCGCATCAGGTTGTCTCCAGTTGGAAATCGCAGCTCTCGCCCGAGAAAGTGGCAGAAGCTGGCAGGAAAAAAGGCGAGATACTTGATGCACTCATCTTCGATGTTCTTCAGGAGTCGTTGAAAGCATTAGCTGCAATGGCGCGCGCTTCACGCTCTGATGTCTATGTTTCAAAACAACCAGCAAACGAATTGGCGATTCTCTACGGAGTTATGGCAGACAAGGCAGTTCGCATTCTCGAAGCACACGAAGCAGCCTTCGGTGAAAGTGAACCTGTTGCCGCATCAACTCCCGCCTGAGGGTCGCTGGCTTAATTGGGTTTTGATGAGTGGTCGTGGTGGTGGCAAGACATTCGCCGCGGCGAATTACGTGAACGACTACGCAACACATCACGCCCAGGTTCGCATTGCGATCGTTGCCCCGACTTTAGGCGATGCGCGCAAGACGTGCGTTGAAGGCGAAACAGGATTGCTCGCGTTTAATCGCTCCATTCGTTTCAACCGAAGCTGGGGTGAGCTGACATGGCCGAATGGTTCGCGAGCAATGTTATTCGGCGCGCACACGCCGGCTGATGTCGAACGCTTGCGAGGGCCGCAGCATCATCTCGCGTGGTTCGAAGAACTCGCTGCAGCGCGATGGCTCGATGAGTGCTGGCACAATATGCGGCTCGGTTTGCGATTAGGCGCACGTCCGCACTGCGTGATCTCAACAACGCCGGCACCGCGTAAGCGTCTGAAGGAATTGCTCACCGATCCGAACACTGTCGTGACGCGCGCAACGACGGATGACAATCCGCACCTGCATCCGGATGTGAGAAGCGAACTCTACAGGCTCTATGGCGGCACGCGACGAGGCCGGCAGGAGCTGGGCGGCGAACTGATCGAGGATGTTGAAGGCGCGCTCTGGAAGCGCGAATGGATTGAATCAACGCGAGTGGTGAAGTATCCGGAACTGGTACGCGTGATCGTCAGTGTCGATCCGTCAGCAACAACGACGGGGAATGCATGTGGTATCACAGTGCAAGGGCTCGGCGCTGACGGTCATGGTTATTTGCTTGACGATTTGAGCATGCAGGGTTCGCCCCACGCCTGGGCAATGCAGGCGGTCAGTGCTTATCACAAGTACAGCGCTGATCGCCTTGTTGCTGAAACGAATCAGGGCGGCGAGATGGTGCGCCAGACAATCGCGTCGATTGATGCAAGCGTAAGCTATCGCGGTGTGCATGCAAGCCGTGGTAAATTCACGCGCGCTGAGCCGGTGAGCGCGCTTTACGAGCAGCGGCGCATTCATCACGTTGGCTCGTTTCCTGAACTCGAAGATGAGCTGTGCTCGTGGGAGCCAGGCGGTGAGTCACCCAACAGGCTTGACGCAATGGTTCACGGCTTCACGGATCTGATGCTTTCCAAACGAGTGGTTGAAATCACGGTGGTGTAGATGCTGATAGAGTCACCGCCATTACACCTGCTTGTCGGCGATGCGCTTGATTGCTTGCGCGAGGTTCCGACTGCAAGCGTGAACACGTGCATCACGTCCCCGCCTTACTACGGCTTGCGTGACTATGGCGTAGATGGGCAGATCGGGCAGGAAAAGACGCCGGATGAATACGTCGCAAGGTTGGTTGAAGTGTTTAGGGAAGTGCGGCGCGTGCTCGTTGATGATGGCTCGTTGTGGTTGAATCTGGGGGACAGTTATTCAGGTTCGTGGGGTAATTACTCAGGACAAAAACGCGGCAATGGTATACAGCGCGAAATCACGAACGGATCTCGAGTGCCGAATCCTGCATATGACGCGAACTTCGCAAGGCCAGTCAGCTCGCACAAGATTGAAGGGCTCAAACCAAAAGACCTCATTGGGATTCCATGGCTCGTTGCATTCGCCTTACGCGCTGACGGCTGGTATCTGCGAAGCGACATCATTTGGGCTAAGCCTGCACCAATGCCGGAAAGCGTGCGCGATAGGCCAACGCGATCACACGAACACATATTTTTGCTGACGAAGAATGCAAAGTATTTCTACAACTGGCAGGATGCAAGATGCGCAATGTCGCCTCAGTGGATTGCGGCCGTTTCGTCATCATCGGTCTACCGTTATGGCGGTAACAACAAGTGGGAGCATTCGGAAAATCGAGGGTTAGCTTCCGGCAAGGCAGCTACATTGGGCGATGGATTAGCCAACTGGCGCGACGTATGGCGCATACAAGGCGAAGGTTTCGCCGATGCACACTTTGCTGTCATGCCTGCCGAAATAGTCAAGCGCTGCATCATTGCCGGATGCCCGCCTGCAGGAACTGTGCTTGATCCGTTCGCAGGCTCAGGCACAACGCTTAAGGTAGCAATCGAAATGGGGCGCAAGGCAATCGGCATCGAACTCAACCCGCAATACGCAGAGATGATCGAAAAGCGCACTCTGTGCCAGATAGGATTAGCAATATGAATTTATTTGAGCGCGTCACATCGTTCGTTCGCAAAGGGCCGTCAAAGGACTTCACGCCTTATGGCGGTTCGTCGATTGCCGTGTATCCACGGCCAGCGCGTGAGTTCGTTGCCGCGCAGGTGTTCTGGCCTGACTGGCCTTCGCAACTCAATGCCGTGCCGCTTGGCGCATCGCTCGATCTCACGCAGTCATCGCTGATTATGGCCGCGGTGAACTGGGCAGGGACGGTGTTTGCCGAGCCGCTCGTGCGGGTGCTGAGGGAAGACAAGCGCGAGCAGGATCAGTGGGTGCCAGTGCGCAATCATCCGCTGCAGCGCATTTGGGAGATGCCGAATGGCTATTACTCCGGCGCGACGATGCTCAAGGCGTTTGCGTATTACTGGCTCGTTTACGGCAATGTCTACGTCCTCAAGCGACGCGACAAGCTGGGACGGTTGAGGGAACTGTGGCTGCTCGATTCAAGCGACGTAGAACCCAAGTGGCCGCTCGATGACAGCGAGTTTATTTCCCACTACGAGGTCAAGGCCAGCGGCGAGCCGTATCGCGTTGAGCGCAGCGACATCATCCACTTTCGATATGGGTTGGATCCAAGAAATCACCGCGTGGGACTGTCGCCATTGAGAGCATTGCTCAACGAAGTGCTGGGCGATGAAGCCGCAACGTACTACTCGAAGAATGTCCTCGGCAAAGGCGGCATCCCGCCCTATTTCCTCTGGCCGAAGCCGAACAGCGATTCGGTCTACACGATTGACCAGGAGCGGGTGAAGGCGGCATTGATGGCATCCACCACAGGATCAAATGCCGGAACGCCTGCGGTGTTCTCAGCGCCAATGGAGCTGGCGCACGTCGGTTTCTCGCCGCAGCAGATGGCCTTGAAAGAAGCGCACGTGGTGCCGGAGGAGAGAGTTTGTGCAGTGATGGGAATACCTGGGCTCGTGCTTGGTTTCAACTTCGACACGCACGCAACCTACTCGAACTACAAGACAGCGCTCGAGGCTGCGTGGAACACGTTCGTGATTCCCACGATGAAGCTGTTTGCAACGGAGCTCACGAATCAGTTGTTGCCGGAGTATGCCTATGCGAATGGCGAATGGGTGGAGTTTGATACAAGCGATGTGTGGGCGCTTCAGGCTGATGAAAAGCAGATTGCCGAGAAGGAAGTGATGAAGTGGAATGCAGGATTGATTACACGGAACGAAGCGCGCGTGGCAATGGGAATGAAGGCATTCGAGGGTGAGGGTGGTGATGATCTCGCGCCAGTCACTGCCAGTGCGCCTGCGATGATCGAAGAGAAGGCGATGCAGCCTGCTGATCGGTATGATGAACTGCGTGGGTGGTGGGAAAAGTTCGGGCCGGAAGATGCGCAAGGGATACTAGACGCAGAAAGCATCAAGTGAAGCCATATTACCAGGATGAATACGCGACTATCTATCACGGTGATTGCCGTGAGGTGTTGCCGTTTTTACCACAGGCTGATTTGCTCTTGACTGATCCGCCCTATGGGATCGGCAAGGACGGACACAAGCCAGCAGCATCAAAGCGCAAGAAGGGCAATGGACGAAACTATGCGTTCAAGGGATGGGACAGTGCGGCACCATCGGACTGGCTGTTGATGCTTTGTCTTGAGAAGGCGCGTGATGCTGTGGTGTGGGGCGCGAATTACTATCCGCATATTTTCCCGCCTTCGATGGGTTGGCTTGTGTGGGATAAGGGACAAGACTTAAGCACTTCCGACTGTGAGTTGGCCTATACATCGCGGGATGGTGCTTTACGCAGGCTTCTACTGAATCGTCGATTCCTGCAACTGGAAGAACCGCAGCATCCAACACAGAAGCCTCTCGCGCTTATCAAGTGGTGCATTGGATTCTTTCCTGAAGCTCAAACTATTCTTGATCCGTTCATGGGAAGCGGAACAACATTGCGTGCGGCAAAGGATGCGGCATTAACGGCAGTGGGAATTGACATTGACGAAGAATACTGCGAAATCGCCGCCGAGCGTCTGCGCCAGCGCGTGCTATGGGAATGCGATGCGCAAGGCATACTCGACGCGGAGCAGGTGAGATGAACGAAGCAACGCCAGTGCCGTGCAAGTGCGGTGCGCAAGTCGAAGTCGTGCGCCTCGGCATTATGTACCTGGCGCGATGCTCCAGTGCGATGTGCAGGCATATGGTGACCTGCTCAACGCGCATCGGCGCAATCGAGAAGTGGAATCGATCGATACGGACAATCGAGGCGGTGAGATGAGCGATCAACTAAAACCCTGCCCACGGTGTGGTGGGGAGTGTCTTACTGCGTTCCAACTCGATGATGTGCCACTTTGGTATGTCAGTTGTGGATGCGGGCTAACGTCAGTGGGTTTCGAATCCGAAACTGAAGCCGAAGCAATCGAGTGGTGGAATGATCGCAAGGCGGAAGATCGGCCAGAGCTTCACAGCATCGCGGAAGGTCTCAAGAAAAAGGCGCACGAGGAATGGGTCGAAGAACAGAAGGAAATTCAGAGACGCAAGGGCAAGACAACCTGAAGGGAGGTGATGACGCGAATGGCAAAGAAGCCGTCAGAGAAGACGACCACGGTGGATAAAACCAAGCCACCAAAGAAATCTGCAAAGCTCAAGAAACCTATGCCGAAAAAGAAATAGCTTTGCTCGTGAGTGCAGATTCACCCTGCCCCTCTCTGCAAGTAACAACGTGATGCAAGAGAGGAGATATCGAAATGCCAACAGATCCAAAACAACAGCAGAATCCGAACGATCCGCAGCAGGATCCAAACAACCCAAACGATCCGCGCAATCAGCGTGATCCAAATGAAACTGACGAGCAGCGCAGGCAACGCGAACAGCGCGAGGCTGAAGAAGAGCGCAAGCGTCGCGAGCGGGCGAAATGAACTTCACTTACGATCCTGCAACTGGTCAGTATCGCGATCGACGAGGCCGTGTCATCTCCGACGCGGCCTTGCGTCGTATGCAGGCTGATTCGGAATCGAAGCACGTCATCGAGATGCTGGCGATTGCGATTGCGCTTGTGATCTGGCAGCAGATCAATCGCGTCGTGACTGAAGCTGACGTGCTCACGCCCGAGCAGGTCTATGCGATACCGCCTGAAGCTCTACGTGCTCAGGTCGCCAAGCGCGCGCGCGAGCTCGGGCCGCTCTCACCGCGTGATTACCAGGCGAAGATGCAGGAGCAGATTGCCTTATCGCATACGGTTAACACAGTGCTCGCGACTGGCGGCTTCGCGGCGATGACGATTGCGGCGTGGAATCTGGCCGAGACGCGCGTACGCACTGAGACAGCATACGAGGTGCGGATGGCGGCGCAGTTGCAAGCCGGCCAAGTATCGCCCGCGCAGCTCGTCAATCGCTCTGCGATGTATTCAGAATCAACTTACCGCACCTTCTCGCAGGCAAAGACAAACGCGGCGAAGGCAGCAGGCGTGCTCGAGGCGCGTCGCATTCTCGATCCGCGTGCAGAGCACTGCGAGGACTGCCCGGAGCTTGCATCAAGTGAGTGGGAACGAATCGAGAATGTGACGCCGATTGGCGAGAGCCAGTGCCAATCGCGCTGCCGCTGTTTTATCCAGTATCGCAGGAACACGGGCGATAAGCCGGAGGAGACGCCGCTGCCGCAGGTGCCGCGACAAGCGCCGGCGCAAGTGATCCTGCCGCCTGCAGCTTGAAGTTATGAAAAGCAATTCAAATACGCTTGACACGATTTATTGCGACGGCTGCGGAGTGCCGATTGTGATGTCCAATGGCCGATTCCTGCGGCCTGTAATGGTGCTGTGTTCGGGGTGCGAGCGGCGCACGAAATGGCATCCGTCACGAAAAGACATTGACAAAGGCGACGAAAAGGCGGACAAAGGCGACGTAGCACCGCAGTAATTCAAAATTAGGGCAGCCGACATATTCGGCAATGTGACGAGATGAGCGCCGTCACCTTTCCTGGAGAGGAGTCCAGGACAAGGTGGCGGCGCTTTCGCTTTTTCAGGACAAGACGAATTGCAAAAGCGCGAGTTCCAGTGTGAGTGCAAGCTTCTTGGCGAGCCGACTGAATGCGGCAGCTTTGAAGGCGTGGCCGCAGTATTTTCAAACGTAGACCGCCAGAACGATGTAATCCTGCCAGGTGCCTTCCTCAAGACTCTAGACGACTTTCCAAAACGCGGCTTTCTTGCAAACGCACACGACTGGACAGAGCCAATCGGCACCATCACGAGCGCTCACGAGACACCTGAAGGTT